AATGAAACTATCAAGAAAATACATGAACGGCGAAACCTTCAGGGCACTACAAACAGCCTTCGATTTTTTCAACCCAGACACTGTAGATTTTTTACGTTCATTTATTGCTGATTGCAGAGCCGGATGGACTATAAAAACACCCAAGAAGGCAACAGAAACGACACAGAGGGCATTCCCATTCATGTTTTGGATGTGGGTAAATACTAGAGACCAACGACTTGTGCAGTGCCGGTAAAACCTTGAACCGGAGAATCACAGGTAACATAAAAACGAATCTTCTCGAAAAAAATTGAGGCGGAACAATCCGAAAGGCGCTTGACCGTATAGCCGGATTCTTTGAGTTCATCGGAATTAACATAGAACTGATGCATACCATTTTGCGAAGCACTAAAGCTATAACGATCACGATCACCAGACTGAACATAACCAACAATATGCAGCCTAAGATTTGAAAATGGGTGAGAAGACGGCGCAGGCTCGTGGACAACAGCAGGAGAAGCCGGAGCTTGAACAGGAGCAGATGTTAGGGAAGCCTGAGCTTGAACGGAAGCAGATGCAGAAGAAGGCGTGTAAGGCTCAAGCGAAACACCGGAAACAGTACGAGGGCCAGAAGCAACAGCAGATTGAGCATTACTAATCGGATTTACCTTGACATTACTAAACATCAAAATGCCCAGGACAAGAACCAGACATACAGCAGCACCCAAAAAAGGCCAGCGCATCCAAATAGGCTTAATATCACTTGCAGCAAGTTCTTTACCTGCGGAATCACTCCGAGTGTGAGACTTGTAAAAGCGAAAAAATGTCGGGTTATAAGTACGGATTGATTCATTTACAACCTCACCCCGAACACCATCAAGAACTTTGCGGATGTAGCTCTTATTGGTGCCAAACGCAGTTGCCTTTTTAACCCTATAACAAACCTGAACAAGATCGACAATAGCAGCAGAAATCTTGCCGTAGCTTTGAGTAATTAGAAGCACATCGGCGAACTCATGGCGATGCTCGGCGAACCATTCTTCAACAGGTAAATCAGTCTTTCCGCGCGGCAAAGATTTGTGACATTCATCAATCACATATAAAGGCCCCGCCCCAGTTTCAGGGTGACGCCACGGGTCAGCATAATCCAACATCGTCGCAAAAGGCCTTGCGACCTGCTTAACAGTGTGAGAATCAAAGGAACGGTGAAACAAGTTCCAACGCCTAACGTCCTTTTGAATCTCAACGTCCTTTTGACGCAAGGAAATCAACGCACGATACGTGGGATCGATGGCACAAATATGCTCGAGATCAAGAGGCATATTTGTAATGACTTTGCGACCTTGAGCGAGAGCGGGAAGAATATGAAACGCTACAGCCTCATAACTCTTCCCACCGCCTGGCTGACCAAGAAGAAGATTAATCATTACGACCCCAACCGAATAAACGGAATCAGTTGCAGAAGGAAGCGAATGCCCAAAGCCACCAGCACGATGCCGAGAGCTTGAGTAAAGCCTATTGCGGAAAGCATGGAAAGAACAGAAGCAGGAAGCACATCAAAAAGACTTTGGAGGCTCCAGCTAACAGGAATGGGAATCTGTGCAAGAAGAAGAACTACAGCATCGAGAACCATTTTTACGATGAAGCTAAACAGGTCCAAGAGCATATCCCAAAGGACGAGAAAAGCAGTTTTGACAAGGTCGAAAAACCACTGAACGATAGAATCCAGAAATTCCGAAATCCATTGCAAAGCATCTTCCATATCAGCCCCCGAAAATAATAGAGCGCGCTGCAAAAAGAGCACTTATGGTCAAAACGATGCTGATGAAAGTCAGCACACCAGAAGGAATACACAGAGGCACATCACCAACAAGCCAAACATTGAAACTAAAGCAACCATCAAATGCGGCAGCGTTCACCTGAACACGGAAAGAGTCCAAAAAACCATATAGCGGAGTCGCTTGCATTTCGGTGAAAGATGCAGTCATTACACCGCCCACACCGTCAGGAAATTTTCTTACATACCATGATTGAGATACATCAGGCCGGGCGCCAGAAGGTGAGACAAACGTGGACGGCTTTTTACAGGTGGGATCACTAGGATTTTTTTCGCAAAAAGATTTTTCCAAAAGGGCATCAGGAGGCAGTTGGTTAGCAGCAGCAGCGCCAGCAGCAACAGCAGCAGCAGTACCAACATCAAGACCAGCAGCAGCAGCAGCAGAAGAAGCAGCACCAATAGCTTCTTGTAAATTGCCTTGATTCAAAGCCTCAGCGGCAGACACGGCGGAAGCGGAATTAGGACTTACAGTTTGGCCCGTATTTGAATCTATACAGATTGTGCGCCCGTTCATCGTGGCAAAACTTTGCCCAGATGCACAAGTACCATTGGAATCGATAGAAGCAGTAGATTGAGGAACGGAAGGGCCACCAGTACAAGTCTCGCCAGTAGTAGTGAAATTTGCGGGACCAGCATAATAATTATAGACACCACCAACCAAGGCGCGGCGCGTAACCGAAACAGTGCCTGAGGAAATCGCTACACAGCCATTGTTACAAGCAAGGACGGGAAGAACGGCCGTATCGACAGTTCCAACATTGTAAAACCCAGATTGAACTAGATCACCAGCAGTACATGCAGGAACATCAGGCACAGTTCTAGAACAACCAAAATAATTGACAACAGGATCGTCAACCCAAGCACCAAGACCGTCAGTATCAGCCGGACAAGTTAGAGTTTGAACCGTATAGGTAAACATCCATTTATAAGTGATATTGCCATCATAGCGACGGATTGCACATCGGAAAGAACTTGGCAAACCGTTCGAATACTGCATTGCACCAACAGAAGAAACTTCGTAATCGGGCGGACTACCGAGTTCGATTTTGGCATAGTTGGTACAAGTCAAAGAAGCATCATTAAAAATTGGTTTATTAATCGCCCAAGAAAATCCCCGCTGGCCTGTTGCAAATGGTGCAGTTTCAACCGCAGCAATAGAATCATGCACCCAACTCACTAATCCTAAAATCAGGAAAAAGCCGACTAATGGATTCATTGGACGGTCTTTTGAATAAAAAGAAAAACGAGAAAAGCGGAGAGGCCGCCAAGCACAGCGAACAACGTATAAACCAAGGATAAAACCTCCCCGATTATCATGACTTAGGCCTTGCGTACGCCGCGCTTGCCGAGATCGACGCCTTTGAAAGCCATTGCGATGCCGATAATAGCGATACCAGCCGCACCGACCCATACAGCCACGCCAGTAAAGTCAACTGCTGCGAGAATTAGATCCATTTTAAACCCCTTAAAAAATTACAACTGTTGAGCAGTTGCCACCCTTGCGGCAAAACGCCTACAACTTTTTAATAGCCAAAAGAGCAAAGCTAATCACGAGTCCGAGCGAAGCCAATGCAGCGACAACATAAAAACCGAATTCAAAACTTTTTTGAATTCCCACCGCAGTGACGAAAGAATTATCAATACAAGTTGCAAAAGTAGGAACAGGAAACGGGATTGAATAAACGAGGGACATTGCAGCGCCACTGTCACTTATTTCATACTTGTTAAGATTCCACGATCCGCCAACATAAGTTGCATTATGGTAAACAGAAACGGCATTAGTTTTGGCCCAAAGAACAGGAGGCCATGAAGCGAAGTGTGCATCAACGGCCTCTAATTCAGTAGGGTAACAAGTGGAATTATAGAGCCACCCCGCAAAGCTTACCGAAGGCAAACAAAGCAAGAAAAAAAGCAGAAACAGACCAAGTTTTTCTTTCATACTTTCCCCCTAACGTTTTGAAGAGCAGCCGAAGCATGGAGCGCCACGACTTACACAGCCGCTCATTAAAACGCCCTGAACACGCAGGGCGGGAAACCTTTAGGCAGGCTTAACCTGTCCGGTTTTTTCAGGTACAACAAAAGAAGAAGTTGATTTGAGGCGAGGGATCAGACGAACTAATTGCCCGCCAATCTGTTTATCGTAACCGACGACAATACCGAACTCGCCGTCGTAATCACCTGGGGGGATCACCTCATGACCTTTCGGAAGAATCAACTCGCCTACGCGGATGACTTCGACACCAGTTTCAGGGTCAAGCGGATAGGCGATGCACTGACAAACGTGCATTTTCCAATCCTTGCCGTTTTTGTTGCCCTTGCGTTCGTTGACGGATAAGACCTGTATGCGTGCCTTCATTTTTTGCGCTCCCATAATTGAAGGAATGCATCAGCGAGAACACGAGTAGAAAAAAACTTATATTCAAACGGGATTGAAACCCGATAGAGATTTTTCCCGACTTGCTCAACCATGATGCGCCCCTAAAGTTGGCTCCGAAATGGAGTAAGCACACTTTGGGTCATTTCTAGCGTCTTGTCAACAACATTTTTGGAGCGCGCCGAATTAGTCCAACAAAAACGCAGCACCCGACGTAACCTTGCCTATTAATTCTCGCTCAGTTTCACCAGTAATCCAAATAACGCCCGCCGCCTCGTCAGCCCACATATTCAGGTCCGTTACGCCCGTGTAGTAAATCAAATCATGCGCTTCTGATACTGCCCCCGCAAAGGTATCAGCACGCAGCCAGAACCTTTCTATACGCGGTCTAATAATGTTGCGACTGTGCCAATACTTTTTTGCATTTTTGTCACCCTCTTCAAACTCTTTGCCTATGTACTTCGTCAAATATCCGGCGAGCTTATTACGCTTCCATTTTTTTGCAGTACCGCCCCACCTACGCGCAGGCCCTTGAACGTTGACCGCGCCCATAGACTTCTCACCAAGTTTTGCACCCCCTACAAGCCACGCAGACACATCAGACGGGGGTTGACCTATGGCAAGCAGCCAGCAGCGCAGCAACCAGCGTATATCTTGCCTACCAGTAACGGCAACATGGATATGATACGCGCCCCGATCCTGTTTCTCGAGAACCGCCAAATATTGCCAGTCAGGATACCGGACACGAAAAAGGCGAACGGCCTCTTTCCAATCAGAGGCAACCTGTGCACGATCCTCGACATTTTCCCGATAGGCAAAAGTCAACATGTGATCTGCAAATATCGACTTGACCAAATACCGAACGGATTGCCTTGCGCGCTTCGCAGACCGTGCGCGATTTTCCGCATCACGTACCGCCTGTTCCTCAACTGTACGACGCTTGCGCGGACAATCCAACAAGGGATTAAAACCCATGCGCAAATTAATGATCGCGTCACGGTTTGCAGGAGTAACGCTTACTTCAGTCTGACCGTGCGGAAGATGCACAACTTTCGCCCAGTAATACGGTATCGGTGCGGCTTCTGCCTGTAGGCGACGGCGTACCTCTTGTACGAGATTTGGCTTTTTTGTGCATGGGCAGTCGTTGACTACATCCCATTTACGGCGTATAGGTGCGCTCATTAGGCAATGCTCCCCTAAATGACTTGCTGAACAGCCCCAGAGGATTCGCGTCCTGCTGGGGCATCTTTTTGCCCTTCTAACTACAAAACCACTTAATACCCAAACCGTCCAAACCGGTGCAATCAGGCGATTTGCGCCATCTATTTGCTTATGTGTCCGTATTACAAGTTAAGCGGCGCGCTTCGCGCGCACGCTACGCCTTCCTCGCTACGCTGCGGCTGCTCGCGTGCGGCGGCGCGTCACTCCGATGAAAGAGGGCGCTCAATCCACTACGTAGGGCGAAAGTAAAGCCCAAGCCCTGCGGGTTTTTTGGCCGACCGTGGCAGTGCTCGGAAATGATGAAACTATTTCCTGCGCGCTGGCCGCACCACTCGACCAAAAAAGGCTTGACTATCGCCCTACTACGTAAAGCTTGTGGGCCATGCCCAATGGCGGCACCCCTTCGGACGATAAAACAGTCCGAAGCGCTGTCACCAACGGGCAGACCCGAGGAGCGCGAGGG